TTAATTACTTATATCGTATGCGCTCTGGGTTCCTCACGGGGCTGTCACGAGGTTCATACGATGTTTATGGTTATGCAGCACTGCTACATCTTTATAGGACCGGTACGTTTGATATGCTAAGCTATCATTTGGTATCATCATATATTGAAGACATGCAGATATTGTTCGCAGATCATATAACCTTTAATTGGCATGAAAATACAAGAGAGTTGAGTATATTCCATACAGTGTATGATCATGAAAGAGTTTTATTAGATGCCTACATTGAAAGGACTGAGCAGGATTTATTAACAAGCAGGGAAACCAGAGAATGGATTAAACGCTGGGCTGTTGCTGAATCTAAAATGATGCTATCCCAGATTCGAGGTAAATTCCAGACCCTACCCGGACCCAACGGAAGCACAACCCTAAACTCACAAGAGCTTATCACACAAGCTGAAACCGAAAAGGCTGAACTCTTGGTTGAAATAGAAGATAAATCTATGCAAAATCTAGAAGAGGCTGGACAAGGTGCTACGTTTATAATGGGATAATATGGCTAAGTCTACATGCATAATTTATAATGAGCCATTTGAGGAGTGTGGGAATGATGGTTCCCAAAATGGGAATGATTCCCAAAATGGGAATGGCAGTGGAGATAACACTTGCTTTGACGGAACATGCGTTGAAGTAAGAGATGGTGTGTTATGTCCTGTAGATAACTTCAGAAGCCCATGGGAGTTAACAGAAAATACATCAGAGGCATGTCTCACCGACTCATACATAACAGAGCAGCTTAACATTGGTGGAGCGGATGTTAATGTATACAAGCTACTTGGAATTCATGAACAGGGCAAACTAGTAGACTTAACCGGAGATGGAACCCCTATATCGGGCGGTGCACATCCAAACTTTCCAGCGATAAACTCATTTGATTTATTTAAAACTGAATGGCGTTCTGTGCAAATTGGTCAGGACGTAGTTAAGTCTGCGTATATTGGTTATGATTTTGGTGAAATAAAACTAGATAATGGTCGTAATAGATACGGTGTTGAGACATTTAAAAAACATAACATTTCCAGAATAAGAATTGCACAGGGTTGCGATTCCATTAATCGGGCTACAAAAGTAAGATTGGAGCGATCACATGATGGAGAGCGATGGTTTGGTGTTGGGATACGAGATGTAGCAGACTGTGATGGAATAGTTACATTAGATTTTCCAGCATCTGTCCCTTCAAGATTTTGGAGAATTAGGCCCGTAACATTTAATGGCTCCGATACTGATTACTGGTCAGTTCAGGCACTGCAACTAATCGAATATGAAGCAACTGCTCTTGATAATATACAAGATAAAATCTTTATGGAGAATCGTGATAGAGATTACTCTGAATTTCCAGAAAAGTTAAAGGGCAGTTATAGTCCTTTTGATAGCCAATCGTTTTTTGCCAAGTGGGGGTCATCTTCTGGTATTGGCGGTGAACAGTATTTTATAGAGCTTAGCTGGTCTGCGGTTATAAAAGCGTTAGGCCGTCCCATTGTTATCGGTGATATTATTGAATTGCCGAGCGAAAAACAGTATACTGCATCTTTAACGCCAGTACTGAAATATCTTGAAGTTGCAGATATTGATTGGAGTCCGAATGGTTACTCTGCTCAATGGATACCACTAATGGTTAGAATTATAGCAACTCCAGCATACGCATCTCCTGAAACTCAAGATATATTTGGTAAGATGACACAAGACTACGATGAAATGGGCGTAGCTGATACGGGAGATGGTGTTAATAATAAGAAGTATCAGGATATATTTGATGTAGATCATACCATACAGGCGGAAGCAGACACCGCAGTTCCTGAAAGGGGCGAAGATACTGCTAACGTGACGAAGTTTTCGGATGAGGTCTATGAGTGGTCAGAAGAAAACAATGATGCTAAAATGCAAAAGTATGATCGGGCTAGAAACTTTTGGGCACAAGATGGTATGCCACCAAACGGTGAGCCTTTTACTACAGGAGATGAATTCCCGGATAATCCAAAGGATAGAGATTATCACCGATTAACGTATACCAAGATACGACAAGGGATACCACCCCGCTTATATCGATATTCGGAAAGTAAGGGTACGTGGATATTCATGGAAACTGACCGACGAGCATATGAATCTGTTATACGCAGAAGGTTGCAAGAATTTTCTGATACAGAATCATCAACGGTGACTCGTCCAGATGAGATAGACGAAGAATTTAAAAAAGATTAAAATCTGGTCTTGATTTTCTTTTAATTGTGATTTACTATTGCTTCTGCAATTGGAGATTTTATATTGGATATAAAAAAGCAAGAGCATCTTCTTGGCATTTTGCTGTCTTCTGACGATGTGTTTTCAAGATGTGTTTCGATATTAAAACCTGAATATTTTGATGGCGACCTACGAAGGACGGTTCGCTTTACATTAGAATATTTTGAGAAATATAATGCCGTTCCTAAACTTGAAACCGTTGAATCTGAGACGGGGGTTGCGGTTGCCCAACAAAACATTACGACAGATATGATAGGTTATGCCTGTGATGAAATAGAAAAGTATTGTCGTGAAACTGCGGTAGCCGTTGCCATGATGGAATCTACTGAAGACTTGGCAAAAGGTAACACCGGAATCATTCTACAAAGAATGCAGGAAGCCGTCACTGTTTCACTTAAAAAAGAACTTGGGTGGGATTTCTTCGGAGATGGGTTTGCACAAAAGTTGGAAGAAGCATTAGCTGGGCAGCAAACAACGTCTACGGGCATTGATGGCTTGGATAAGCACCTAGCAGGGGGCTTGTCTCGAAAGCAGGTTACAATCTTTACTGCGAACTCTGGTGCCGGTAAATCAATCATGCTTAACAATTTGGCGCACAATTACGCTATGACCGGATTTCATGTTGTACTACTTTCTCTTGAGCTTCCTAGAGAAATGATATTTACCAGAACAACAGCTATAACATCAGGTTTACATATTCAAACCCTTAAAGAACATAAAGAAGACGCTGCTGCAACAATAGAAAAATTAAGACATGCTACCACCGGATCACTCATAATGGAGAGAATTAGGGGTGATGCCTGCACCAATGATATACGCTCCTATTTAAAACATTATGAGTTGGAACTGGGTAGAAAGCCTGATGCTATATTCGTTGATTACCTAGATAAGATGACTCCGAATGGTGGAGTATCTCGTTTGGGTATATCAGAACAGGATAAGCAGAAATCAGAAGAATTGGCGGAATTAGTCTTTGATTATGATGTCTTTTGTGCCACGGCATCTCAGCAAAATAGGGAAGCTATTGGCAATATGTCACCAAAGCAAGATGTTATCGCTGGGGGCTTGACAAAAATTAACACGGTTGATAACGTTATATCATTATATATGAGTGAGGAAATGAGGTTGCGTGGAGAAATGATTGCAACCTTTTTGAAAACCAGAAGTTCGGATGGTGTTGGTAAACAGACTGAGCTTTATTTTGACACTTCAAACCTTAGGATTTGTGATCCTCAGGGTAGAACTTCAGGTCCACGAATATTCGATATTGAAAGTAAGCAAAGAAATTATATGGATGAATTGTCCAAGAAATTGCCGGGGATAGAATTCAATAGTCCCGAAGGTGAAATTGAAGAGACTCATCAGCCCAAAGAAACTAAAAGTAGTTTATTAAATTTTATGGAGGAATTAAACAATGAGTGAAATGGCAAAGACTGAAAAAATTGATTTAGAGGATGGTAGAACTGTGCCAGTGGATGCACTACCATATGAGTTGCGTCAAGCCATCCGATTTTTTGATCGTGTTAATTATGAATTAACAGAGGCAACATTTAAGCGAGATACATTAGCTGTTGCAGCACAGGCGGCACGAGCTTCAATCATGGCTGACGTTATGAAAGTTGTTGGTCCAGCAGAAAATGTTCAATCCACAGAGGTGGACAGTGAAACACCGGATGCATCAAATGATGGCGGTGAATGACATGAATAATTATATAGAAATAATCGAAGAATATAAAAAATATATTCAAAACAATGTGTTAAATAATAGCTTTGATTTTGATACTTGGTGCCAGCATCAATTTGGTGAAAGTCCTCAAAATATTTCAGTTAGTCCGGAAATAAAATTTAATTTAGTTTCTAAACCAGAGCATAAATAGATTCCATGACTGAGCGAAAAGTTG